TTGGAACAAAAGGCCCAACGCCAAAATCAAACGCAATACGGCGAATTGACCGGCGCACGCTGGCTAGGCGACAAGGTTATCTTTGCCAAAGTATTGGATGCTGACGGGGAGTGGGCATCTGGGTCTGGAGCGATGATTGTCACGCGCGGAATTACAGGCGGTACACGCGGCCTCAAAGGCAAAAAGAAGCAACGGCCGGATTGCGTATTCATCGACGATCCGCAAACCGATGAGTCCGCAAAATCGCAAATTGGCATCAAAAAACGCATGGAGGTAATCACAGCCGGAATCACAAACCTCGTTGGCCACTTTGGCAAATACTTGGCGATGATTTGTGTAGGCTCGGTTATCGCGTCGGGCGACCTCATGGAACAGCTTCTTGCCACCCCCGGCTGGCAGAGTGAGCGCATTAAGATGGTTGAAAAGTTCGCTGATGCTCACGACACTTTTTGGATGAACGAATACGCGACGATTCGCAACGGGTTTGACCGATCCAACCCAACCGACCAACAACGAGCTTGGAGAGACGCAACGGAATTGTATCAGGCTAATCGAGAAAAGGCCGATGCTGGATGCGTTGTGGCGTGGGAGGACTGTTATCGTTCGGACGATGGAGAAGTTTCCGCGATTCAACACGCCTACAACGCATTGATCGACCTCGGTAAGCTTGCCTTTGCTGCTGAAATGCAATCGCAACCGCTTGACGCGGAGGAGCAAGGTTTCATTTATCCGGTCGCAAAGATCGTCAAAAAAATAAACCAATTTGATCGTGGCATCGTGCCGACAACAGCAACGATATTGACGGCGTTTATCGATATTCAGCACGCTTTTTTTCCGATGGGGATTTGTGCTTTCGAGCCGGACGGATTCACGGGGTACGCCGTCGAATACGGGGCATTTCCAAAACAGAGCCGTCCGTATTACGATTTAGAAAACGCATGGCCGACACTGACGGATTACGTCACGAAAAAAAAAGAGGAATTGCGAGGCCAAGCGATTGAGCCGATCATCGCGGCCGGCCTCGATATGCTTTTTGCGGACTTGATCGGTCGCGTGTGGCAAAAACAGGACGGCACCACAATCAGCCTGACGCAAATACTGGTTGACACCGGCTATCTGCCGGAAATTGTCAAGGGGGCCATTCAGAGGGTCGGCTTGGCGCCGGCGACGCTGCCGCTCATCATGCCGTCAAAAGGCTTGGCGGAAACTGTTACAAAGGCATGGCCGAAGTTTGACCGGAAAAAGGGCGACGTGTGGGGCGACTACTGGGGCGCAAAAGCTCCGTCGATCGGCGAACAGCGGCTTGTGTTGGTCGAAACAAACTATTGGAAATCGTTTTTACATCAACGGCTTTTTGCCGGCATTGGGGCGCGGGGGGCCTTTTCACTCTACAAGGCCGAGCCGACGGAACACGCGATGATTGCCGACCACCTGACGAGCGAGCGAGCGAGTTTGATTGTCGATAAATCCGGCCAGCGTGAAAAGGTCCAGTTTTTGGAACCGCCAAACGCAAAAAACCATCTTCTCGACTGCCTTGTCGGCTGTTACGTTGCAGCGTCGATGCGCGGGTGCAAGCTGACGGACACACAGCCGCGTCAGCAGCAGCGGAAGAAAAGCACATTCTCTTGGAAGAAAGCGATGGGTGCGGTGTGAAAAAGTTTTTACATATACTTGGCGGCGTCATGTTTGTATTTGCCATTCGCAACCACAAATGACCAAACACGACTCACGCTCACTCCATGAGATTATCCACGGCAGCGGCCCTTGCGGCCGCGAATGCCCGGAGTGCGAACGTGAGGGGCTTGTGGTTCACAACACCTACTATCTGGCCGACGGCACGAAGCGGCGGTTGCGAAAGTGCCGGTTTTGCGATTACACGGTGACGGAGACCGTGAATGTGGTGGTAGTTCAGGAAGATGGGAAAAACTGTTAAAACTAGCAATTTACAAAATCGACTTAATCAGGAATAATTAGCAGCATCGAACATTCGATATAGCCGGGTGGCGCAGTTAGAAGCGCGGCAGTCTCATAAACTGCAGGTCATTGGTGCAACTCCAATTCCGGCCACTTATGCCAACGCCAAACTGTACGCCCGATCCTGAACGTGTCTTAGACGAAAACGCCGCCTCGTCCCAGGTTGTCATAACCAAGGATGGCTCGGTCACGTCGCATTCGCTCCCCGATCAAATCCAGTGGGCGAATCGGGCGGCGGCAATCGCGGCGGCTCGACGCGGCGGCACGGGCATTCGCATTCATCAAGTTCGCGGGAGCGACCCGGTTCATGGCTAAACTTCTCAATATCGCAATGCGATTGTTTGGCTTCTCGCCGACGAAAGGGCGAGACTCTTTGCCGCGTCGCGCCCGTGCCTCCCATTACGACCTCGCCGACACTTCCGAGTTGAACGCAGCTCATTGGGCTGGGGCCGACGGATTCGATTCCGATAAGGCCAACAATCCGCAGGTTCGGATGGTGGCCCGCAATCGCTCTCGAAAAGAGACGGACAACAACCCGTCGCTAAAGGGCATCACACGCACGATTGCCAATTACGAAATCGGAACTGGCCCGACGCTGCATATCGAACACGATGATGATGATTTTTCCCGTGAAGTCGAAACGAAGTGGTCGGAATGGTGTGAAGCAACAAACTTTCACGGCAAGTTGTGGTCGATGGTCTATAGCCGCGTAAGTGACGGCGAATCGTTTGCGAAGCTGGGGTTCAATCCGTACCTCGACAATCCCGTCCAACTTGACGTGCGGCCATTCGAGTGCGATCAGTGTTACACGCTATGGCTGCCCTATCTGACGCCGAATCGCATCGACGGAATTTGGTTTGACGATTGGGGCAATCCGACTTATTACGACGTGCTTTGGTATCATCCCGGCGGCGTGTTCCCGATGCCCGCGTGGCGATTTGATACCATCCCGGCGCAATTCATTCTCCACCTCTTCCACCCTGAGCGGCCAAACCAGCATCGTGGAATGCCGGAATTGGTTTCGTCGGTCGACCTCTTCGCCGATCGGCGGCGCCATCGCAAGGCGACGGTTCTTGCCGCCGAAACGTGCGCGAAAATAGCAATCGCGTTGTCAACGAAGCTTCCAGCCGGAATGGAGCAAGGTGACCGGCCGGAAGATTATTCGCCGACCTCGATTCCAATGAACAGCATATTTATGTGTCCCGATGGAACTGATCCAACACAGATTAAATCGGAACATCCATCGCAAACTTACGAGGCGTTTGCATCCGAAACGCTCAATGAAGCCGGTCGGCCGGCGTCAGTGCCGCTAAACATCGCCAAATGTGATTCGAGCCACTACAACATGGCGTCCGGCCGGCTCGACATCACCACGTTTTACGAATCGCTGAAGGTCAACCAGCGAAACAACACGCATCGAACGGTAAACCCGATATTTGTGGCGTGGTACGCGGAGGCGAGGCTGGTTTACGGCTGGAAAGCGAAAGACGGCGGCAAAGTCCCTGGCCGTCAATTTTTGTGGCAGGGCCAGCCGTACAGCGACCCGGAAGCGGAGCAAAACGCCGACGAAAAGGCAATCAGCACCGGCCTGAAGGGCATCCAGGACATTTACGCACGGCGAGGCAAGGATTGGAACCGACAAGCTCCGCTGAATGCCAAAGCGTTGGGATTCAAGAGCGTTGACGAATATATGGTTTGGGTGCGGGCCAATCTCACCGCGGCCAAAGGTGGAATGCAGGGCGACGGACAGGAGAAGCAGCTTCCGCAAAACGCGAATGACAACGGCCAGCCGAAAAACGCCAACGGTCATGCGGCCGGCACCAACGGCCACAATCGCATCACGCGATATTTGCGCGCGTCGGCCGACTCACAATCCATCATCGAAGTGCCAGATATTCGACAGCACGATTTTTTTAGCTGCGGGGCTGCAAGTTCAATGTGTGTTGGTAAGTATTTTCACGTCGGCCCCGATACACTTCCCGAGTGGAAAAAGGCACTTGGCACGGACATAGAGGAAAGCACGAAACCGCAAGCGATTGTTGACTATTTCGAGTCGCTCGGCTTACAGGTGACGGCACGCGACGGCATGACCATCGACGATCTCGCCGCGTGCATTGCCGATGGAATGCCCGTGATTGTCCCTGTTCAGGATTACGGGCCAGCCGTTCCGAAAGAGGCCAAGTTTGCTTACGGCCACTACTTGACGGTGATCGGCGTTCTCGACGCGGGGCAAGGCTATGTCATGTGTCAAGATTCGTCCGCCGACAATGTTGTCGGCAACAGTGGAAGCGACGAAGCCCCCGGCCGCGTGGTGATTGCCAAAAAAGACTTCGATGAACTCTGGCATGACCGGGACGTTGACGGAAACAAGTACGTCCATTTTGGAATCGCCGTCGGCTCGCCTGTCGGCAAAACAAACGGGCACAAACAAAATCAATTATTGGAGGTTTCGTAATGACTACACAAAACATGGCCAAGGTCAAGGTGGTTTTTTCGATGTCAGGCTCACCTTCTATCAGCAAAACTTACACGATTGCCGGTCAATTTACGCCGACCGTTGAAACTGATATTGCGGCGGCGGCGACGGACACAATGACGGGCATTGCGTTTGCGAAGGAAAAACTTGCGGCGTTGTTCTTACTCTGTGATCTATCGGATTGCGTCGTTACGTTCACCAATACGGACGGCCCAACAACGATTAGCCTGAAAGCTGGCGTTCCATATTTGTGGGTAAGTCAAGCTGGTTCCACCAATCCACTGGAAAATGCCGTGGTGACGATGACCGTCCAAAACAACGGTGCTCAGAATGTTTCGACGCCGTTCCACGCTCGGTTTGTTCTCATGGCATAGGAGTGTTGCAATGTCAAAAACATCACGTCAAAAACTTGCGACACAACGGCTTGTGCGAGCGGCGGCGGCTACGGTCGGCGATCCCACGGAAAGCCTGATTCGCAACCAATACCTGCCCCGTGTAGACGAGCATGTTGCGTGGATGCACGGCGATACGCCGGAAGATTTCATTCACGATACCTTCACCTCAGAAGATGTTGAGGCCGGAATCCGTTGCGTCAGCGGCCAGTTGAAAAAAGACGGCTCGGTCGCAATCTGCAATTTCTGCTTCGATCATTCCAAGATGACGGCGGCCGCCGCACAAGATTGGCTCCAGAATCGAGGCACGCCGCCGAAAAAGTTTGACCCGGCCCACGATGAAACCTTTCCGCAGATTACGGCTAAATCGCCGCGTCATTGCGTGTTTAACGGCGACAAGCCGGTTGTGATTCGCGCCGAAGCTAAGCGGTTGCCGACGATGCAGATTCATGCCTACAGCGGCGGAATGATGAATATTACCGGCTTTAGAGTGCCACTGGTTGTTGATATTGGTGGTATGTCTTTTGACGAAGAGCAAACGCCGGTTCTCTTCGATCACGAATCCGGTGAGTTGGTCGGCCACGGCTCGGTGAAAAAGGGAATTGGCGGCGTCGAGCTTACCGGCATTGTCAGCGGAACTGGCGACCGTGCCAAAGAGGTTGTTTCGGCGGCACAAAACGGCGTCAAGTGGCGAGCGTCAATCGGCGTGGAACTTCCAAATGGCGAAGACGATGTTCGGATTGGCCCCGGTGCCATTCTTAACGCCAATGGGCGACGATTCGATGGGCCGCTTATTTACTGGCCCAAATCCGTTCTATCACACATTGCGATTGTCGGCGACGGAGCCGACAAAACTTCGAGTGTTTCGATTGCTGCGCGCAATAGACAAGCGCGGGCATCTTTTTCAACAAGGAGAAATGGTATGGATGAGAAATTCGTAGCCTATTTAGAGGCAAACGGTTTCAAGCCCGATGAAGTGTCTGAGCAGCAAACTCGCGTTTTGCAGGCGAGCTATCAGCGCAAAACCCAGCTTGAAAACAAACAAGCCGACATCGACAAGGCCGTCAAGGATGTTGAGAGTCGAGTCGCCAACGCGGCGGCCGTCACGATGCAGCGAATCGACGTTGCACACGCGCAAAGTCGGCAATTGGACGCGGTTTGGAATCGGGAGGAGGAAGATCATCGCGTGATTCGAGCCAAGGGCGCGGTTTTGCGTCAAAAGGCGATCGAGGAACAATGGACGCCCGACAAGATCGAGTTGGAGTTTTTGCGACTCGGTCGGCCGGTCTCTCGAATCGGCTCGGGCGAAAGCGAAGCGGTTTCATCCAAGATTTTGGAAGCGGCTTTTGCCAAAAGTACCGGTTTGCTGCGCGACATGGAAAAGAAGTACGACGCGCAGACTCTTGAAGCCGCCGACGCGAAGCAATATCGCGGTCTTGGCTTGAAGGGATTGCTCGTGCGTTCCGCTCAGGCACGCGGCTATCAAGGCCGCTGGATTGAAAACGACCGCGACATCGAGGAAGTGTTCGACTTCGCTTTCCGCAGTTCGCCGCGTTCCGCCAATGCCGCCACCGGCTCGACGGTTTCGTTGCCGGGCATTCTCTCGAATCTCCAAAATAAATTCCTCTATCAGGGATTTTGGGGAATCGAATCCTCGTGGCGCGATGTCGCCTATGTCCGATCGGTCAACGATTTCAAGCCGCACCCGGCATTCCGTTTCTTTGGAAACATGACATTCGAGAAACTGGGTGCCAACGGCGAATTGAAGCACGGCAACCTTGGCGAGACGGCCTACGTCAATCGCGTGGACACGTATGGCAAGTTCCTCGTCACCACGCGGCAGAATATCCGCGATGATGACATGTCGGCCCTCAGCTACATTCCGCAAGCGATGGGAATGGGCGCCGCGTACTCGCTCAATAACATTTTTTGGGCGATGGTGCTTTCCGGCACGGACTTCTTTGGCAATGCGATGTTTTACGCCTCCGCCGGCAAAGACGGCAAGGGACAGAGCATCAATCCGAATAGCTTCACCGGCGCATCACTCAGCGGTACTTCGCCGTTTACGGCGCTGTCGCAAGCTCGTCAGGCGTTCCGCCAGCAGATTAAGCCGGACGGAAACCCGATCGGAATGTCACCAGTGATTATGCTGGTTCCGCCGGCCTTGGAAACGATTGCCAACGCAATCTACACTGGCAGCGAATTGCGACAGGTGGTTGCGGCTCTCGGCTCTACCGGCAGCACGAAAACGGACAACTCGATTGCCCAGTACGTCACACAAAACCAATTCCAAGGTGCGTTCCGCGTGGTGCAATCGGCCTACCTTTCGAGCGTCAATGCTCCGCAAGGTTCGACCGGTTCCGATACGAGTTGGTACTTACTCGGCGATCCGGGGCAAGTGCCGGTTTACGAATTGGCTTTCCTGGACGGCAACCAAGCCCCGACCGTCCAGT